TACATTCCTTCATCTTTGACTTTTTGGCAAAGATTAAGCAGGATGGAACCTTTAATCAAGCTCAACCTATCTATAACCTCATGAAGACATTAAAAGGACGTACAGATAAATCTGTCTGATCCTTTGATCTTTCTGCGGCTACAGATAGACTACCAATTGACCTTCAAGTACAACTGTTATCTCAACTTTTTGATCGAGAAGTTGCAGATGCATGGAAAGAATTGTTAGTTGGTAGAGAGTGAGAATTGGATTCCAAACAATATGGAAAACATACTGTTATGTATAGTGTAGGACAGCCTATGGGTGCACTTTCATCATGAGCAATGCTAGCTCTCACACATCACTTTATCGTTCAGATAGCGGCATCACGAGCTGGATTTAACTCCTGATTCGAAGATTACGCGCTATTGGGCGATGATATTGTAATAGCCAATCAGGCTGTATCTACAATATACTTGTCAATAATGAAGGGACTGGGTGTTGAAATTAATCTTTCAAAATCGTTAGTCTCACATTATGGAGTGATTGAGTTTGCTAAACGTTTGGTTTCACCTGAATCTGAATATTCTCCAGTAGGCCCTAGAAATCTGTTATGAGCTATTAAAACTCCTAGCATGATTCCTAGTGTCTTCTTGGATTTAGTCGGAAAGGGTTTCAAACTAGACCTGCAAGCGATTGATGAAATGTTTCATGATATTGACCCTGCCCTGATAAAGTTATCTAAATCAGGTCAAGAGAAATTATTATGAAGCATCGTCGGACCATTTGGTATGGTTAAAGAAACTAAAGGGTTTACGTCCGAAAGGATAGCAAACCATCTATCTAGTTTCCAGTTATATTACGTTCTAGAGGCTATCAAGAGATCTATGATCCGAGATAGTTCTCGAGAATTTAAGAAAGCGGAGCAAAAGACCTTAGAGTCAATAAGTAAATTATTGGCCAAGGACTCTTACCCCTTTCTAACTAATATAAATGATCCGACTTCTCTTCCTTCATGGAGAAACTTAACAATGTCAAGTGCAGAAATGTACTTTGACTTATTGGAAAAGGATCCCCTTAAAGATAGAGAGGGCGGCCTAACTTCTCATCCTGCATACCTTACCGGAGTCTACGACCCCGGCGTTCTTACTATTAATTTACTAAGAATCCGGCCTGTATTCTCTCCTCTTGATAATTGTCTAGTTAAACCCAAACTGGTTAAACCACGAATTAGAGATGTAAATCTTAAATTCTATGACAAGGTTCATAAAGAGTTAAAGAAAGGTGTTGTATTATGATAATACGTAACCTTGTGTTCCAG